CAGGAGTAGGAGAGCGTTATTTAAATCCTACTTTTGGAGCACCCCTACGTAATTTATTATTTGAAAATGTAAATCAAGAAACAATTACAAGAGTTGAAGAAGAAGTAAGAAGAGGTCTTGTAGAATATTTTCCTAGAGTAGTTCCTACAGAATTAAATGTACAAGCAGAGCCAGATAGAAACACAGTTACTCTAGCTCTCCGTTATGCAATTTCAGATACAAATATAGAAGACGATTTAGTAATAAACTTTGAATCATAATGGCTGAGTATAGAGATATAAAATATGTAGCTAGGGAATTTAGCGACTACCGGCAAGAATTAATAGAGTTTGCAAAAAACTACTTTCCGGATAGTTATAACGATTTCTCTCCGACATCACCTGGTATGATGTTTATCGAAATGGCTGCGTATGTAGGGGATGTACTTTCATTTTACCAAGATACTCAGCTTCAAGAAACCTTCCTACAGTACGCTAAAGATCCAGGCAATCTCTATAATTTAGCATACATGATGGGCTATCGCCCAAAAGTTACGACAGTTTCAGAAGTGGAATTAGAAGTTACTCAAAATGTTGGAGTCGGAACAGGCAATAGACCAGATTGGGACCAAGCATTAACTATCAATGAAAACGCAGTAATTGCATCTACAGCATCCGGAAATGCTAAATTTTTAATTCAAGATAAGATTGACTTTGGGTTTTCTAGTTCATTTGATCCTACAGAAGTTACAATTTCTTCTATAGACACAGCAACCGGTGTTCCGCTAGAGTTTCTTATAAAAAAGAAAATTCAAGCATTTTCTGGAGAAGTAAAAACAACTACTCAAACATTTGGTGCTGCAACTAAATTTAATACAATTACTCTAACTGATCCCAATATTATAGGCATCTTAGATATTACAGACGATTCAGGAGGGGATAATACAACTTGGTATGAAGTACCGTTTTTAGGTCAAGATACAATTTTTGTAGAAGAAACTAACTCTAATACAGATTCTAATTTAGTACCTAATTTAATAAAATTAAAAAGAGTTCCTAAAAGATTTGTAACTAGATTTAATTCTTCCGGTCAACTTCAAATACAATTTGGAGCCGGTACAAACGACAGTAACGATACAGAATTCACCCCAGACCCTACTAATGTAGGTATAGGAACAGATCAAGGAGTAAATAAGTTAAATGTAGCTTATGATCCATCTAACTTTCTATTCACACAAACTTACGGTCTAGCTCCAAATAACACTACTTTAACTATTAGATACCTAGTTGGTGGAGGAGTAGAAGCTAACGTACCTGCAAATACTTTAACTAATGCATCTGCAACTTCTACAGCTATAGATACAGCCTACCAAGGAACCTTAGCATTTAATAATCCTCAAGCAGCAGCCGGAGGAAAAGACGGAGATTCAGTAGAAGAATTAAGACAGAATGCTTTAAGATCTTTTGCCGAACAAGGTAGAGCGGTTACCCTTCAAGATTATACAGTTAGAGCTATGTCTCTTCCTGCAAAATACGGAACTGTAGCTAAGGTATTTATGACTCAAGACGAGCTTAATAATGTAAATTCTACTACAGATAATATTATCGACAGTAACCCTCTTGCGTTATCTATGTATGTATTAGCATATAATAATGCAGGAAACTTAATTACTGCTTCTACTAACCTTAAAAACAACCTTAAAACATATCTATCTCAGTACATGATGTTAACAGATGCAGTCAACATAAAAGATGCATTTGTAGTAAATATTGGAGTTAATTTTGATATTTTAGTGAGACCTAATTACAATAGTAGAGACGTACTTCTAGCTTGTACAAACACCTTGAAAGACTTTTTTAATATTAAAAAGTGGAATATTAACCAAGGAATCAACCTTTCCACCATTTACAGTCTTCTAGATACGGTAACAGGAGTACAAACAGTACAAAAAGTAGAAATAGTCAATAAACAAGGAGGTAATTACTCCCGGTATGCGTATGACATAAAAGGTGCTACTAGAAATAATATAGTATATCCTTCTTACGATACTATGATATTTGAAGTTAAATTTCCTAACACTGACATAAAAGGAAGAACAACAGCACTATAATATGGCAATCTATAGAATATTTCCCGAAAAAGATACTTTCATCTATACTGAGCAAGTCTTAGCAAACGCCGGTAAAGATCAAGTTGTAGAGATTGGCGGATATCCTAACTCTGCAGGTATAGGACAGACTAGCCGTATTTTAACTAAATTTTCTGATACAGAAATTAATAATGTTATAGACAACGAAATAGGATCTACCAATTTCAGTTCTAGCATTAAACTTTATCTAGCTGAAGCTAGTGAACTTCCAGTAGAATTTACCTTATACGCCTATCCTATAAGCAGCTCTACAGAGTGGGATAATGGTATCGGCGAATTTGGTGATACACCGGTAAATAAAACCGGAGTTAGCTGGACCTATATTCAAGCAGGAGAATCAAACGCCTGGAAAACATCTGACTGGCCAGCAGGAGTAACTGCATCTTTTATTTCAAGTAAAACCGGAGGAGGAACTTGGTATATAGAAAACAACTCAGAATCTACAGAATTTTCACAATCCTTTAATCTTAACACAGATTTAGATGCAGATATTAACGTAACTGCTGCTATAAAACAGATTTATAATAATCAGTTAACAAACAGAGGATTCATTTTAAAGTTACAGGATGATTATGAGTTTTACACTACATCCTCTATTAGATTAAAGTACTTTAGTAAAGATACGAATACTATTTATCCTCCATTCTTAGAATTCGGTTGGGATGATAGAACATACGATCAAGGCACTCTCTCTCTACTATCAACTGATATATGTAATATAGATATTAAAAATAATAAAGGAGTTTATGCTGATACTGGAAAGCAGAGATTTAAAATTTCTGCCCGTCCTCAATATCCAACTAGAGCATTTACAACTTCATCAGTGTACCTTACAAATAATGTACTCCCATCAGCATCTTACTGGGGGTTACGAGATGAGAATACAGAGGAGATGATTGTAGATTTTAACACAGATTTTACAAAAATTAGCTGTGATTCAAACGGATCATTCTTTGATGTCTATATGGGAGGGTTGCAGCCTGAAAGATATTACCGTATATTAATTAAAACCGAAATAGATAATAGCACAATAGTAGTAGATAATCAAAACGTATTCAAAGTTGTAAGAAATGGCTAATAGTATAGACATTCAAAAAAAGGTTTACAATAAAGAACAAGCCTCTACTGTTATTGACAGAGAGTTTAGAGCTTATGCTCCTCCGGTTCCTGAACAGGACCCAGATACAGTAGAAGAGTTATTTAGACTTTATAACAAATTATTTTATACTATTCCATTAGAAGGTGAGACTAACTCTCATCAATACCTATTAAGAAAAAGCTCAGAGCTAGTAGATTTTGAAAAAACAACTGAAGAAATTCAACCTTTATTAGACGAGATAGCCCAGTTAAGACAGCAGCTTTTACAAGCAAACCAAGAAGCATTAGATATCCAAAACCTGACTCAACAAAATGCCTAAATTTGATTACAACATATTTCAAATTAATGACCCGGCAATCAACTCGGTAGATGCTTTAAATCCTGCCGATAGTGCACTAGTTGATAGTTTTGAGGTTAAAAACGTCTTTAATCCAACAGAAAACTTTGTTGAGATAAATTTCTTTTCTCTACAGAATAACCTACTCTTATCAGACGGTTTTTACAACAGATATAAAGTTCTACAAGACGGTCAATCAGCCGGTAGATCAGGTGCATCTATTATTAGCGTAGATGTTTTAGAGGATGTAAAAGCTTATGGGTATGACTTAGCCGATGTTAGAGTAGTTTATAACTTTCTAAGTAATGTTCATTCTAATATAAACGACAGTAGTTTATTTTATTTAGAAAATATTTCTTCGGATAGAACAGAAGTTAGACTTCTTTCTACAAAGCTAAGTAATGAGGATATACTTACAAAAACTAAAGCTTTTAAGGATAAGTTAGAAAGTCAAGCCTATATAAC